GTCGGTATCCGTAAGATTTGAAGGCCAAGGCGTTGAAGAGTCCAGTACAAACCCGAGACACGGAATACCCTGTGATCGCGCATAGTCAAATTCTTTCTCTGTGTAGCTAATGTTATCAGCTGTAACAGAGCCATAGCGATTTGCCATAATAAGGACATAGTAATCACTTTGATCGATCTGGCGTTGGATGATGCTCCACTGCTCTTCGTCAGCGGCGCTGAACATTTCCATACCTACCGGAATATGTCCCATTTCCAAGATAGCCTTGATGACAAGATCTCTGGGTTCCTTTAAGTCAACATATGTGGAGCTAACGAATATCTGAAATTTACTGCTCATTCTGGGGTCTGCCCTGATCCATTTTGTCTGCACGCTAGCAAAATGACATTAATGCGTCCAGCCTTAGTAGAAGCAGTACCTAGAGTTTTATCTCCATTGCTAGCCCTACTAGGCCAAAAATAAAAACCCCGCCGAAGCGGGGTTAAGTAACCGGCGCAGGGAGGGCCGGGTGAAGCTGCACAGTACGTGCGAGGTCAGCGCCAAGGCGCAAATTTCATATCGTGGTGACTTTTTACTCCCTGAGTACGGAACCGAAAAGAGGTCATTTTCGGTTATCCAACTCGACGCAACTTTGACGCAACTTTGAGGAGACTTTGAGGCAAAACGCCCCGACCAGCGGTAAGCCACTTACGGGCATCAGCACGTTCGGCCAGCACTTCCAGCAGCCGCTCATGCAGTCGGTGAACCTGGTCGTAGTAAGTCTGTTTCGCTCTCGACTCCATCCCAAGCAGGTGCAACTGCATCAACCAGGTCGGCGCAGGATCATCGCCGTAACGCAAGCTCGCCAACCACATCAGCCGATCACCCTGCTTACCCTGCCGCCCGATCTCCGATAGAGCGGCGGCGATCTCCTGTGCAACTGCATCAGGCCCTGCTCCAGCGCCGAGGATGACTCGGGATCCTGGCGTACCGCGTGGTGCGCAGCCACCCCACTCCATGATCGTTGCCATTGGGCTACCCATGCCACCGCTTTCGCCGTTAAGTCGAAGTTGCTCGCCCCAGTGCTTCAGCAGTACTTCCATTTCCTCGATCATCGCCCTACTCCCCCGAAAACCGAACCCGACACAGAAAACCCACAACTCAACACAAACCCAACACAAATAAAAACCTTATAAATCAATAGCCTCAAACGATTTGTGTTGAGTGTGTTGGGTTTGTTGGGTTTTTCCGTCCTCGCATGGGGATTTTTTCTATTGCTGCAAGGACAAACAAGAACGAGAAAAAATCGTGCGCACGCGTGCGCGCGGGCGCAAACCCAACACACCCAACACACATCTCTGTAACCCTTGAATTTGCTGGCCCGAACCTGTGTTGGGTTGTCGAAGTTGACCCGACACACACTCAACACACCCAACACAATACTTGAGGAACTCATGCTGCGATCCCCTTGAGGTGATCCCAGCCGTCCACATTCCAACCCGCAAGCTTTGCCTTGGCACGCCAAAAAGACACCGTGCTCCCGAGCTCGGCCGCCTTCAATGATGGGAGCAGGGAAGCGTCAGGATGATCGGGAACGAAGAAAGCCCCGAAACGACGATTGCTACCTTCAGTCCACGGAATGGACCTAGTCTTCTCCACCGCAGAACTGATAAACAGGGAGAACTTCGTCTGGCTCATAGTATGTTCTTTGTTTCGCTGGCACCACTCCAAGAACAATGCATACAAATCCGTCGACAGACATGGTCCCCATAAACCATTGCCAAGCTCACTCGTCTGCCACAGATGCAAGAACGTCTGCCATCCAGCCCGACTCAAGGCCACCAGGCGCTCACGGGCGTCCGTCGACGGCGGCCTCGTCCGCTGGTTGAAGTCGCCCAGATCGACCGACAACAACCAACCGTATAGCGCCGCGACACCACCCTGTTCCAGCTCCCGCCCGATTGCCTTTTGCCGCTCGACCGGCAAGGTCTCCATAGGCCACATCACCAGCATCCGCCGGTCACTGTCGCTGATCGGCCACGGCAAAATTTCGTTGCTCAGGAACACCGCGTTCATATGGTTGGCTTCCTCCCAACCGTTGATGAACTTCGATTCCATGCGCACCGTCTTGCCAGTGATCAGGTGCTTGATCTTGCCCACCTGGTTGTATCGTTGATCGCGACTCACAACCTCTTCGAACACCGACCACAATTTGCGGCTTTGCCAGGCATTGAAGTTGCTCTCCAGCTGCGTCTGTCCGACCGTGGCCGCGTACTGGCCGTACAACATGCCCAGTGCATCGGCGAACAACAGGCTTTTGCCTGAGCCCTCCATGATCGAGTGCATCAACACGGCGGTGTCCATCTTGGCGCCCAGATGCTGCAACGGATACGCCAGCCAGCGGGTCAGCCATTGGGCCGCCGCTTCATCGTGGTTGCACAGAAACGAAATGAGCCAACGCAGGTTGGCGCAGGCGTCGTCATCCCTGACAGGCTCGAGCGGCAGACCATCAAAGGTATTGATGTAAACCGCAGGATCCTTGCTCATAGTCGGATCAAAAACGATATGTTCGACATCTACAGTGCGCCGCTCGCTACTGTTCAACCACAGCGGATACGTGTCACCAAGCGCCATCTTCACCGCGCCCTCGGCGATGCGCCGCTTCTTTTCCCGGTCCCAGACATCCTTGGTGCCATCGATATACACGTATCGGTCAGTCGGTGGCATGCCCAGCGCACCGCCCTTCTTGCCCGCCATGCGTCGTACCTGCTCAATGTCACGGACGTGATCATCTGCAATCAACCGCTTGCCCGTGTCATCCAGCCACGCCTTGGCGAGCGGCTTGCCCACCCGAGCTTCGAACGCTGACTTTTTCATCACCCGCGACTGGTCGCAGTCCCACACGTGCGTGGTCCCCTCGACTAATGCGAAACGCCGAAGCAAGTGATCAAGCGTCATCACCTCCCCCGTCCCCCCGTCAGATGCAGGAGCCGCCTCGCTGGGCGCGTCGGCGTCAGCAGGGTTCGGCCTGCTCAAATCACCAGATGGGGTCGGGGGAAGATCACGCGGATCAGTGCGTGATGAATGCTGCATCCCCAGCATGCGCGCAGCGTCTTTCACCGCCTTTGACTGGTCGCCGCCGTGCTCGAGCAAACAGAACACCTCAAAGGCATCATTCTGATGCCCATTTGCGAGCGGGTCGGCACCGTGGTGCGAATAGACCCTGCCCTCATCGCTGATCGTCACGCCGGGCAGCCCAGTGCTGCTCTGTGGGTAAAGCCACTTACTTCCTCGTTTGATGTAACTGTGAGCACGCAAAAGCTCTTCAACGTCATGACAGCGATTGAACTCATCAATCACCGACGGCCGCTGACCCACCGCCGCCGCTGAACGTTTGGCAACTTTCGCCGGCGCCGCTGTAGGCTTGATCGCCCAGGGGCACGCTGCTTCGGCATCACGCTTAAAGAAGTCCCAGTTTTTCCAGACAGAAAGCAATTCATTGGTCAGCGTTGGCAAACCGTCCGCGGCATTCGGTGGGGTTCTCCAGATGTAAGGCTTACCGGTACCTGGATGAATCGACGGAGGAAAAACGTCCTGCACCAAACCAGCTCGCAGTTCGAATACCGTGAAGCGCTTGTATTCTTCAGCCTCAGCGCGGGCCAAGGCTTCCCCATCGGCGTCACCCTGCTCTTTCGCCGCCTTGGCTTTATCCATCAGGCCTTTGTGAATCGAACCGTCAGGGTCTTTTTCATTCGGCCAGGAAAGAGAATGCCGGCTCAGCTCAACGCCGTCCGGCACCTTGAACACCACCCGAAAGCGCGCTGGGTTACCGACAATGGTCGGATATACCAGCGCCATGGCATCCAGATCTATACCCAGCAGCTCATACAACACATGCCGGGTCCACTGAACATCATCGACGTCCAGCGAACAGACACGACTCGGCCCGAGCACGACGCCGAGGTTGTGATTAGGGTTTCGCTGCCAAAATGCTTCGGCGGCGGACGCATCCGTGATGTAGCCGCCCGGTTTGTTCCACCCCAAACCCTTTGGGGCTTTTTCACCTGGCTCGATGGATACCAGGGCGAGATCGAAAGTGTTGATGTAACGTTTTGCCCAACTGGCGATGGCTATTCCTTTGGCCGGTTCAGTCATCGCCGAGCCTCCCGCAACCCCTGACAGTCAACACAGGTTTCACAACCCTCAACCATTTGCTGTCGGCGCAACGGGATAGGTTCATCGCAATCCGCGCAGAACTGCGCGCTTACGCGGTTCGAAGGCACACGACGGCTCCGGTGAAGGGCAACGTCGAGCAAGTACTGCGCCTGGTCGTTGGCGCGATCGATATCGTCAGCCATTGTTGCGATCCTCCATCGCCTGACGAGCACCCGCCATGATGCCGAGGATCTCCCGAATCACGTCCATGCCGCGCTGCTCCAGATCTAAGACTTCACGCAGCTCCCAGACATTGTCGGCAGCGCCGTCGTGCATCGCGGCGACAAACTCACCGGTCTCACCGAGCAATTTTCCAACGGCTTTCAAAGCATCCCGTGTAGCCGGTACCGGCACCGGGCGATACCACACGGCACCTGCTGGACGCATCAATGCGTCAAGTAAGCGTGAGTCGCCTGTCAGCCGGATTACTTCCTCAAGCTCATCAGGGTTCAACCAGCGACGCTCTTCATCGAGTTTGAGTTTCTTCTGAAGGGTGTCATTGTCCAACACCATGTCAAAAGCAAGAGCGGTGATTCCGCCCTTGTAGTCACGACCAGCGCGATAAATCGCCTGGCGTAGTGGAAGGACCGGACCCGCGTCCGGCAAAAGATCTGTGCGACTCATAACCGTAAATCCCCCGTTTACGGTCTAGCCATAGTTCAGGGCAACCCCTATCCTACGACCGCGACCGATGTACATGTGCTGTGTGTCGTCGTAGCTGAGCTGGGGGATCTTTGGTGAGAGGCCCCAGCTCGGCATCTTTAAGCAGCCCTAGAGCCGCGCAAATAGGCCCAGTCAATGTCAGCCCGAAGCTGCTCGCAAATGACTGCACCTTTTGACTCACGCTCGATTCCGACTGCTAACGCTGCACCTGCTCGCCGATTGCCATAAGCGACTTGCTTCAACTGGCCAGCAGACGTTCCGCAACGCGACGCAAAAGCGTCCAACGCTGCTTTATCAAGAGTCTTCAAATATTCGTGCAAGGTCATATTCACCTCCTTCCGGATACCGAGATTAGCAATTGCTAATGAAGTCGGCAATAGCAAACAGTAATTTACTGTTTGCTAACTGGACGCGATGATTGGCGAATGGATACCAAAAAAATGCGAATTCAGGTTCTGCGAGATTTAATGGGTGGAAAAACCCAGAAGGAGTTCGCTGACCAACACAATCTAGACGCCTCATACCTTTCCCAATTGCTGAACGGTCATCGATCGCTTGGTGAAAAAGCGGCCGCAAATCTCGAGGCGAAAATAGGTCTTCCTAAGGGCACCCTTACAGTGCCGCGAGGCCTGGCTCACAATGGAACTGCGGCAGATGTTGCGCAAACCTGCTCGTTCAAAGACGGGGCAATAGACGGCAATGCTGAGTACCTAGGCCCCATTGATGTATGGGACGACGACACTCCGCTAGATGATGATGAGGTGTACGTGCCGTTTCTGAAGGAAGTTGAATTATCCGCGGGAAGCGGCCGCACAGCTGTCCATCAATCCCACAAACAAAAACTTCGATTTGGCAAAATGACGCTGAGGCGCCAGAACGTCCAACCGAACGAAGCAGTTTGCGTGACTGTCAGTGGCAACAGCATGGAACCAGTGTTGCCACACGGCAGCACCGTGGGTGTGGATCAGGGCTGCACCACCATTACAGATGGAAAGATGTATGCCTTAAATCATGGCGGCCAACTACGAGTGAAGACACTTTACCGTTTACCTGGTGGCGGCCTGAGAATGCGCAGCTACAACCGGGACGAGCATCCAGACGAAGAATATAGCGCGGTAGATTTGCTAAAAAACGAAATCATCGTGATCGGCAAAGTCTTCTGGTATTCAGTACTGCTTTGACCTGACCTATGACGAAGGCCCGCTATGCGGGCTTTTTTTTGCCCGCCACAAATAAGTTTAGCAATTGCTATTGAATGATTAATTAGCTTTTGCTAATTTCTGTCTCGTACACCTCTCACCAAAGAGTACGAGCCATGCAAACTACACAGCACAGCAACACCCGCCGCCCGGTCTACCTGCATCCCTCTGCATGCAATAGTCGGGCAACCGTCGTAGCCATTCAGCACCGCCCCGGGCTACTGGTGATCACCAACACCAAAGGTCTCACCGAGGCCATCAAGCCATTCGAAAATGCCGGCGCCGATGACAGCACCTGGCCATTCGGAGGTGATGCCGCATGAACAGCTATCTCATTCCACTCGCGAAACAAGAGTTGCTGCATCACATCCTGCAGGTTGGTGGTGCAGCCATTTGCCCTCTTCAGCGACCAGAGCAAACCATCCACGCAAGTTTTGAAGTCGAGCTCACCGACACCACAGCTGTCATCAGCGTTGACTTCGGCGGCCATACCGGCGAACTGACCCTCAATCGTAAGGATCGGGCCAACCACCTGCACTTGCGCGACTTCATTCAAGACATTGCGAACGGTCGTATTGAGTCAGCACAACCAGCACCTGGCTCGACCATGGACGACGTTGCACCCCATCCTGCTGCGCCTGAGCACACGCCTGAGCAACCTAGCCGCGACGCGCAAATCCATCGAATGCTGGACGAGTCGGAAGCTTTGCTTAACGGCGCTCGCAAACTGCTCGCAGCCTGAGGACAGCGCCGTGAATCGCACTCTGGATCAAACGGCCACCGTGCTCGGCCTCAAGCCTCGCGCCTTCCGCACCAAGCTGCGAGAACTGCACATCTTGACCAAAGACGGCGACTTGGCCAGCCATCACCGCGACCGAGGTTATCTGTTTTCGGATCCGCGCAGCGTCCAGATCGGAAACACCAACCGCTACAGGCAATACGCCGTAGTGATGGTGAAGGAAGAGGGCGT